GTTTGCAAAAAGCACACGAGTATACTAAGAAGTATTCTGACATCTATCTCTTTGATAATGGTGATCAGATGCTTCTTGCCATTGAAGACTTTGAGTATGCCAAATGGTTAGATCCAGAGGGTGTGCCTTGCTATGTAAAAGAAAATGTTTCTAGACCTGTTTCCCACTAGGATATACCTTGAGAAGGTATTCAACTATGATGAAATTCAGAGTGATATCTCTGAGGTTGAGGCGAGTATTGAATGGGAAAACCTATGGGATACCCATTACATCTCTGACAAATCATTTACCAAGACCATTATACCTGATAGTCTTGGCAGAGAGATTGCAGATCACATCATGAACTACGCAGGACGTGATGATTTTCGTATCACTGCATCATGGATGACTAGGTTAGAGCCTGGTCAGTATGCTATTGCACACCAGCATGGTCACTCTGACATGTCTGGTGTATACTATTACAAGACTAATGGAGAAGAGGGTAACCTCTACTTCATGAATCCTGCACTAGCAGCAACCACTAGCGTTTGGTCTCAAGCAAGAAACTGTCATGACATACAACCTATTCAGGGTAGTATGTTATTGTTTCCTGGATACCTCATTCATGGTATCAAAACAAATACTTCAGACCAGGATCGACTAAGTTTATCATTCAACATTGTATTCCAACGGTAATTATGAAAGCAGAATTGACAGCAGCAACAGAGGCACTCAAGAAAGCACTGCACAGTGCGATCGACGATCCCAATTTCAATCGCAACCACTTGAGTGAGTTGTGGCGTCACTACAATGGTCTACAGACCATCACTGAAGTATGTGCTGATGACGTGCCACAGATCGAATTCCCTAGTAGTCCGATCTACCTCAACGATAACTACGACTTCCAAAACTCTCCTGCATATACCGCATCTGCAGATGGTGACACGATCTCCTTCAGTGGGGATACCTTTGCAGCACAACCTGTAAACCTCGGTGGAGTGATCGGTGGTCAGGATGTCATCACATTCTCTTAAGGTTTAGGGGTTGACAAATACTGTGAAGTTATATATAGTTACAAGAAGTAACATACCTTAACAATTAACACATGACTGTTACAATCGAAGACGGTGGACGCACAAACATGTATGCCACCGAGCCCCAAATGTACATCGACCCTAAAGTGGAGGAAGCAATGCAAGCAGAAGTATACGAAACTCATAATGAGAGTGCAGAGAAACTCAACGGTCGCCTAGCAATGCTCGGCATCGTCTCCGCCTTCCTGTCCTATGCCTTCACTGGCAAACTTTTCTTCGGAGCATTCTAATGACACCTCAAGCAGAACGTTTTAATGGATGGGCAGCAATGATCGGAATCGTTGCAGCAATGGGCACCTATGCCGTAACAGGACAAATCATTCCAGGTATTTGGTAATGAGTTTAGAGGTAGTCCAAACGACCATCTTCTGCATCATTCCTTTCTTTATCCTGCTACTACTAGCAGACACTGATGGGGATGATGACGAAGGTGGTGGAGGAATGATGATTCCTTCTTATATGCCAACCTCTTGACAACCACGCTAAATACGCTATGATACTTGGGTGCTGACGAGGCACCCTTTTCTATTGGATGACATACTATGATCAAGTCAGCAGCCCTCGTGCTTGCTCCCTTCCTCATCGCATGTGGCAGCCCGCAGAATATGGTTGCATCAGGTATTGAAGATACTCAATACAACATGCCGATAATTGAAGAGTTGAGACCTATTTACGAGTGCATTGATTGCACACCAGAAGAAGAAAAAGTAGTAGCGTATTTACAAACACCATCAGTAAATATCAAAGACAAAAATGCTATTGCTACAATTCTTGGCAACATTAGACAGGAGTCTAATTTCACTGCCAATATATGCGAGGGAGGTGCTAGAGTTCCTTACCACGATTGTCATCGGGGTGGCTATGGCATCATTCAGTGGACCAGCGTAAATCGCTACGTCAACCTCGGCAAATTTTCCACCAAGTATGGATGTGATCCATCCACATTTGACTGCCAACTCCGTTACATGGTTAACGAGAAGGGATTCCAGCAACAACTTCCTTACTTCCAAGCGAATGGTCAAAGCATTGCATACTATATGCAACCTTCTTACCGTTGGTTGGGATGGGGTATCAAAGGCAACCGTGAAGTGTATGCTTGGGACTATCTAAATAAACTCAGGTTGGATGCATGAGTCATGTATTGCTTAGAGTTTTACTGGGATGGTAACTGGGTTAAGTTGAAAAACTACTCCAACCTATCCATACACAAGGCTCAATTCCTTCTGTACCTGTGTGAAGCAGGGCAGGAAGTATTCCAAACTAAAAAAGAATTTAGGATGATTGCTCAATGATTGAAGACTGGCGCTATGACGACGGTAAGATGGCAGAGAGACAGATCTGCCTCACCGCGTTTATTCATCAGCAAATTCCCATAAATAGAGAAGTGTATGAGTTTTGTCACTACTATGTGTCGAATGGGTTGCTTAATATCCCATCTACCCAGCAAGCATTAGAAGAAGAATTGGTTTCCCATGGTGGAGACCTTTATGCTTTTGTTGGTGAGAATCTCTTCAAAGAATTTTCTAAATATCAAGCCCTGAATGAAGGATCAAGATCCAAAGAAACCACTATCAACAAAAAAAGCGATTAAGAAATTAATCAAAGACCACAAAAACCATCCCGATTGGTATACAACACAAGAAGTATTGTATGCTAAGATGATTAAAAGGACCCTAAAGAAAAAATAACATCATGCGTATTGTGATTGTCGGCGGTGGTACATCTGGTTGGATGACTGCCGCTGCTTTTTGTAAAACTTTCCCTGACTGGGACATCACTATGATTAATGGTGGTGATTCTATTGGTGTGGGAGAGAGCACTACGCCACACATCAATCAGTATCTCTCATATATGGGTATCACTGATGATGTATTCCTCCCTGCAGCACGAGCAACATTCAAATCCTCTTCAAGGTTTGATGGTTTCGTAAACGAGGGTGAGGTATTTCATTATCCCAATGGACAACAACTCCGACAAGACATAAAATTTCAGGAGTGGATGCTCGCTAAAGCATTTCATCCAGAGAATCTACCACCCTTCTCTCAATTATTCATGCCATTCACGGCAGTGGCAGAGGCAGGACGACTCCCACTTAATACAAAGATCTTACAACCATATGACCTCGCTAAAGACAGATCATTCCATATTAACGGAGCAGCCTTCTCCGACTTTCTCAGAAAAACCTTCTGCAAAAATCTTAAGATGGTTAATAGTACAGTTAAGTCTGTTACTACTAAAGGAAGAAACATCGAGCACGTCGTGGTCACAGGTGGACCATACAAACTCGGGGGACAAAAGATTTTTGGTGATCTCTTTATCGACTGTAGTGGGCAGCAGGCAATATGTGGAGGGGCGCTTAGCAAGTGGAAACCTTTTGGATCGATTGTAACTGACAGCGCACTTGTAGTTAAGACTGACTACACTAACCGTGAGACCGAGATGGTCCCTTACACCAACGCCAAAGCAATGACTGCTGGTTGGCAGTGGACCATCCCTACTTACGACTTCCTCAGTAGAGGATACGTTTTCTCTTCAAAGTTTCAGAGCGAAGAGGATGCTCGTATAGAATTTGGATACGAGGACGCTCGCCTGATCACGTTTGAGAATGGTAGGCATGAGAGGGCATGGACAGGTAACTGTGTGTCCATTGGACTCTCGTTTGGATTCATTGAGCCGCTAGAATCTACAAGTCTCTTCAACACACACCATGGTATCCTTGCTCTCATGGACCTCCTACAGGAGGCACCTCTGCCTGGACAATTCCAGCGTGATCGTTTCAACCATAACCTCTGTGAGCATATGGATGGATGGCGTGAGTTTGTAGAGTCACACTACTATTACAGTCGTCGTCGTGACACACCTTTCTGGAGTCATGTCAGCGATGAAGTAGAGTATGATCTCTCAGGTACCCATGAAGCCATTCAGTATATTATGAATGGCAACGAGGCCATTTCCCATGGTGGCACACAGGTCCTCCACATCCTTGCAGGATCAGGTTATACTACAGTCAACAAGCGACTCACTGAATACTTCAGGTATCCAGAGCTTGTTACTCGTCGCAAAGTCGATGACTGGGCATATGAGCACCAACTTGTGCTACAATATGCCGATACATGTCCTCCTATGTCAGTTTTCCTAGAGTCGAATTTCGATTACACTTGACAAAGTGTTGGAAAGCATATATAGTATGGACAGTCGTTACACAACGACACAATCGACGCCTTACCAAGACTAAACAGCGTCATTAAATAACAGTCTTTCATATCCTTGCCTTAGGGTGGCGAGGAAATAGTAAAACCATCATCTCCCTGATGATCTTACTTTTTTGTTTAAAACAATGGCTACAACTCTTTCAAGACAACAATCAACCTCGCCGTGGAATGATTTCTGCGATTGGGTAACCTCCACCAACAACCGTTTGTATGTTGGTTGGTTTGGTGTGCTGATGATTCCTACGTTGCTTGCTGCAACTATCTGTTTCATCGTTGCTTTCGTAGCAGCACCTCCCGTCGATATTGACGGCATCCGTGAGCCCGTCGCTGGCAGTCTCATGTATGGTAACAACATCATCTCTGGTGCTGTCGTTCCTTCTTCAAACGCAATCGGTCTTCACTTCTACCCCATCTGGGAAGCAGCATCTTTGGATGAATGGCTTTACAATGGCGGTCCTTTCCAACTGGTAATCTTCCACTTCCTCATCGGCATCTATGCCTACATGGGACGTGAATGGGAACTGTCATACCGTTTAGGTATGCGTCCATGGATCTGTGTAGCATACTCTGCTCCAGTCGCTGCCGCGAGTGCAGTATTCCTCGTCTATCCTTTTGGTCAAGGTTCTTTCTCCGATGCAATGCCCCTGGGTATCAGTGGCACCTTTAACTACATGCTTGTCTTCCAAGCAGAGCACAACATCCTGATGCACCCCTTCCACATGTTGGGAGTCGCTGGTGTCTTCGGTGGGTCACTCTTCTCGGCAATGCATGGTAGTCTTGTTACTTCTTCACTCGTCCGTGAGACGACTGAAACTGAGTCACAAAACTATGGTTATAAGTTCGGTCAAGAAGAAGAGACCTATAACATCGTTGCCGCCCACGGTTACTTTGGTCGCTTGATCTTCCAATACGCATCCTTCAACAACAGCAGAAGTCTTCACTTCTTCCTTGCTGCATGGCCTGTGGTTGGAATCTGGTTTACAGCACTGGGCGTAAGCACCATGGCATTTAACCTTAATGGATTCAACTTCAACCAGTCCATCCTTGACGGACAAGGACGTGTGCTCAACACCTGGGCAGACGTGCTTAACAGAGCAGGTCTCGGAATGGAAGTCATGCACGAAAGAAACGCGCACAACTTCCCGCTTGATCTTGCAGCAGCTGAGTCCACACCTGTGGCCTTGATTGCTCCTTCTGTCGGTTGATCACTCAACCTGTGGTATGATAAAGGGGTCTTCGGACCCCTTTTCTTTTCTTCATTACTGTAAAGTTTTATGTCTCACGATCTAATCGAATTGTTGACTTACTATGTGATCGGTGGTGCTCTTATCATCGGTCCTCCTTCGATCTTTCTCATCATTGCAATGATGGCAGCTCTTCAAAACACGAAGGGTCGTATGGTTGGATACAAAGACCACAAAACTTATGGCAACTCATCTATCTACGAGAATAGTAAGAGTGATCAAACAAAATTCTTTTTGGAACTTAACAACTAAGGTAAATAACAATGACGACTGCTACACTACAACAACAACGGAGGGGTTGGTTTGATATCCTTGATGACTGGCTTAAACGGGATCGCTTTGTCTTTGTGGGTTGGTCTGGACTCCTTCTTCTTCCCACTGCTTATCTTGCCATTGGCGGTTGGCTTACTGGCACAACTTTTGTCACGAGCTGGTACACCCATGGTCTGGCTTCTTCCTATCTTGAGGGTGCTAACTTTCTTACGTCAGCTGTCTCGACGCCTGCTGACGCTATGGGTCATTCTCTTCTGCTACTTTGGGGTCCTGAGTCTCAGGGG